ACAATAGCTTCTCCATCTTCTGTTCGATATGCCAGATTCATGATATTTTCAACTTCCTGGAAGGATAGCGCCTGACCATGAGCAATATTCTGACTCGTTATATATGGTCCCCAGGCTCTGATGCTCCAGTACAAACAGCTTTGCTGCACATCGACTCCGCCGGTGATGAAGCTTGCCCAACTTGGCACAATCAACTCTTTTAGATCTGTCTGCCGCTCCATGACCATGTCGGCCGATGTCTTCAGCTTGGTGTCTTCCCATGGTTCTGCCAGCCAGGAGTTCACGAAGTTCTGAAGAAGATCAGGATTGTCTTTGCTGTCGAGGAACTCTTTCACTATTTCGGAAAAACGCACGAATGGAGAATACAAAGTGTTAATCCAGAACGCGACTTTCTTACTTGCTTTGGTGTTCCTCCTGACTTCCCTCCACTCTCCGTATCGAATCATGCGGTCTCTGTCCTGATCTGTGATCTTGCATCCACATTCCTGGCATATATAGACGGCCATGTCGGCACGCTCCGAATTGTCCAGGTCTTCTCCGTCCGGAAAGCGCAGGTTACTGAATTTCAGTTCTATGTATTCCCCGCAATGTGGACATGGAACAAAGTAATGCTTTTCGATATCTGCTCCCATAAGGGCCTGCCAGATATGGCCGGTCTGCAGTGTGGGGGTACTTGTCATATATATCTTTCTCTGATTAGTGAACGTCTTTGTACGCTCTCTGGCCAGCCTTATAGGGTCCGCTTCTTTCTTGCTGGCTCCGGGGTATTTGTCTACCTCGTCTAAAAAAAGATATTTAATAGCCTTCGATGCCAGCGCGGATGGACTGTTGGCACCGTTAAGGCTCAGATACATTCCTTCGAACTGAAGCTCCAGTTTCGACGATTCATTTTCGTTGTACAGCTTACGCAGAGGTTTGCTGGCTCTGATCATAGGTTCCAGTCTGTTCTTGCTTATTGATTCCGCCAGGGTATCTGTTGGATAAACGATAAGCGTAGGCGATGGATCCTGCTGGATAACATAGCCGAGCATGTTCTGCATAGCCTCGGTTCCTCCGACCTGGGAGGGCTTGCAGAAAATTATTTCTTCTGTGTCGTAATTAATGAATTCGTCCATAATCTCTCGGAGATATGGCGTCTTTTCATTTCTCCATGGCCCAGGCATGGCCGATGTTTTTGAGTCCAGCATTCTGTACTTTTCGGCCCATTCGGAAACTGTGAGGTTCTCCGGAGGCTGCAGCTGCCGCATGGCCTCCTTCTGATATTCCGCAACGCTATACTTGCGGATCTGAATTCTTTTTCTTTTTAGTTCCATCTACATCTTCCGGACCCACGACGCCAGCAACTACGAAGGCGCCCAGGAGCCGATTGACCTCGCTGGCCAGTTCCTTTTCCAGATGCCGGGCTTCCGTTGGGTCTATGCCACCTGAAAGCATCCCGATGATTCTGGACGGGAGTGATGTTGCGAACTTCTTAAAAGCAACGAAAAATTTCGCGTAATCGAGCTTTACTTCCTCGATAGAAATGTATTTACCTGCTGCAATCTCGGTTTTTAACCGGTGCAGCTCTCCCTGGGATTCCTTGAGAGCGACGTCCGCCTTCATCTTCTGCTCTCGCAGCTCCACTTCCTTTTCCGACCGCCCAGCTTTCCCATACGCCTTTTCAGACAGGTACTTGATGTAGCTTTGAATAGTCGGTACCAAGTCATATCTGCGGACCGTATGACCATCTTCCAGAATCTTTGTTGTGGAGATTATCCCTTCTTGAGTCAACTGCTGCACTCTCCGGACGCTGACTCCGAAAAGCTGCGCGATTACTTCGGTTCGATAGAGGCTTCCTTTGACTTCACCGTTCTCTGCCATCAAAATTCCCCCCCTAGCAACATTGACTCTTCGCTCATAGCTGCAGGTTTAGGTCTGGATCCGATAAACGGAAGGCCTTTTCTCCTGTATACTCTTCCCACCTGCGGACGATTACGTCGCAGAACTTTTCATCAAGCTCCATCAGGTAGGCTGCGCGGTTCAGCTGTTCCGCGGCCATGAGGGTGGAACCACCACCTCCGAACAGGTCCGCGACATTCCATCCCGGTTTACTGGAATTATTCATAAGTCTTCCAATCAGCGGTACCGGCTTCATGGTTGGATGGATGTCGTTTCTTAAAGGCTTATTCTCAAATAAAACCGTAGTTTGATCTTTGAACGCCTCCCGGATCTGTTCGATGTATGTGATCAGGTCTTTTTTCTTCATGGATTCGAGATCCAGCTCTTCATCCATGAGAACCGTAGCCTGAGTACGGTCATTAATGAAATAATGGCCAGCGCCTTCCTTCCATCCATATAAAATGGGTTCATGAATCCACTGGTAATCGCTCCGGCCTAACACGAAGGAGTTTTTCTCCCAAATCAGGCACTCACTCAGCTTCAGGCCAGCTTCTCTGAAAGCCCTCCTGAAGGTTTCACCATGTGAATCGGAGTGAAATACATAAATTGCGGCGCCAGAACGCATGATTCCGGAGGCGACTCCGTATGCATCGAGTAAGAAATTATAAAAACTTTCCTCATCCATGTCGTCGTTCTGAATGCATGACTGCCCCTTGCCTCTACCAGAGTCCTTCATAAATTCAGTTTTTCCTCCGTAGTTGACGTTGTACGGCGGGTCTGTTATGATGAGATCGGCTTCTTCACCAGCCATCAACTCTGCCATATCCGATGGAGACGTACTGTCTCCGCACATTAATCGATGACGTCCTAATATCCAGATATCTCCCCTTCTGGTAATGGGCTCATCGATTTTTTCATATTCTTCTTCAGGGTCGAAGTCGTCATCTTCTGCCTCGGCATCCTTTTCTAAATTCACACAGAGGTCTTCCAACTCACCGGTAGAGAATCCAGTCGCTTTCAGATCGTATTCATTCAGCTCCAAATCCAGCAGCAGGTCTCTAAGTTTCAATTCGTCCCATCGTCCGGTTATTTTATTCAGGGCGATGTTAGCCTGCTTTTCTTTTCCTTTGTCTCTGATATTAAGAACTACGACTTCTGCTTCTTCAATTCCGAGGTCCATCATAACTGTGCGGCGCTGATGGCCTTTTATGATGGTTCCGTCGTAGTTGATCACGATTGGATCCAGATATCCGTTTTCTTCGATGCTGCATTTTATGTCCTGGTATTCTTTATCCTCCGGCTGAAGCGGAACCCTTGGGTTGTATTCCGCAGGTCTCAGTTCTGAAAGCCTCCGGCGTTCCATTTTCATATAATCTCCCATGGTTTTTGCCTCCTTCCTGGGGGATTTTAGGGCAAGCGTAACGAAATATGGAAAAAATTTTTGATCACATCCGGTGAAGAACTGGGCCTTCCCCGCCCCGTTGCTCATTTTTGGAGCCGGTAGTACCTACGCCGATTTTCGGCAATTTCCCGGTTTTTGCGTGAATTTTTAGTGCAAAATAGCAAGAGAGATAGTCTTTCGACTACCTCTCTCTACAACTTACCCTTCAAAGGCTCGCTTGCCTTTGTCTTCCTCTTTCACTCTCTTGCCACGTTACTACTATAGCACACCTGAATGTCTCAGTGTGTCTCATCTTTAGTGCGACTTGGCGCAGCCTGACGCCTTATGTCACCCGTTCCAGGTGAGACAGCTGCCTTGTCTCTTGATCACACCAGTGCTATGCAGCTGCTCTTCGCTGTGCTACAGCGCTGGCCGCTATCACCCTCTGCGCACCCTTATTATTGAATTGCTAAACAGCTGATTCTCTTACTGATCCTCTAGGCCGCCAATATTCCCAAGGCCAGCCTTACCTCCTCCTAAACCTTTCTACATTACATACCCTAATCAAATTCCACTGCTTTCTCTATAGAATTTCTTTTTCAGTTTTTATTCTTCCTTCCAACTATTTTGTTTTTCTCAAAGATACGTTTCCTAAATATTCCTAAAGTCCTTTTAGCTTTGGTTTCCCCTGATACAGACTTATACTCTCATTGCTTTATACTACATCTAAATAGATCTTTTAATAATTGCATTAAGCCTACTGATCACAGCGCTTATTATACTCTCAAAAAAATAAAAGCCCCAAAAAGATTGAGCTTTTATTTTTTTTTGAAGATATTTTCTGAGAAGAAAATATCCAAAATATATTTCGAGGATTATTTTTTCCAGATCTTTTTTCGAGCTATTTTTTGCGCCAAATATTTTTGATAGTTTTCTCTGTTTTCATTTACAACTTCATCAACCCCATCCTGATGTAAAAGAAAATCTATCCCTGCATTATAACGTTTATTGCATTGGCTCCTACTCATATAGATGCCATCAGCTATATCCTTCCAATCTTCCATGTCCAGATGTCTGCGCTCCATAATCTCTCGTTCCAGGGACGTTTCTGGCAGCAGATCTAATAAATTCATTGTCTTCTCAATTGATAGGTTGACATTGTCCTTTTGTTTTTCAATTCTTTCCTCAATGCTTGATTTTTTCACTACCAAGTTAGCCGTTCCATCTCCATGATCACCTATAGATCTACGGCCGCGTCCCTGAGATCCTGGCGCGGACTGCATGTCATGTTTTACATTTTCAAGTCTCCGATCCAGCTGATCCTTGCGACGCTTCGCCCGATAGATCTGTTCCAGAACGAATTTCAATATTTCTCTATCTTCTTTTTCGTCCCTGTCCATGGGATTTACCTCTCTTTCCGCTGCGCGAAGAAGTAGCACTTTCCTCCCAGCTGTCTAAACTGCACTAAATGCCTGTCCTTATCTTCCCAATCCTTTATTTCAATGCCCTTCGCCGTCAGGACACTTACCGTAGTTTCCAAGCTGGACAAAAGCACAGGTACCGGCATCTGAAGAAGAAAGTTTCTCATATATGTAGTCTGACTAAGTGGCGGAATAAACGATTCTTTTGTTTTCTTTCTTTTCATGCTTATTACCCGTCTTTCT